TTGCGTAGCGCTTCTTCCTGTCTCTTTCTTTCGGCTTCGGACTTAGCTTTTTCTTCTGCAAGTATCTTTTCTTGTCTTGCCTTCTCTTCCTTGGCCTTCCGCTCTGCGGCCTCGGCCTCCTGCTTGAGCCTTTCGTTTTCTGCTTTTATCCGGGCTTGTTCATCTTCGTAGTCTTTCTTTTGTTTTTTTAGGAGCGCAAGGCCCTTTTCAAAAACTTCTTGGCTCATGCCCCGAAAGTCAGGCTCTTCTTTCGGCCAGAACTGCCGATATTCAGACGCGACCAATTTTCTTTCTTTAGCGACAGCATCAAGCCGTTCGTTTTCAATCCGCTCTTCTTCCATCCTTCTTTCAATCTCTTGCCTTCTTGCTTCGCGTTCTGCCTCTTCTTTTAACTCAACAAATTTTTCCTGCTTTTCTAAATATTCCTCAACAGGAACAATCAAGGCTTTTAAAACGTTGGCAATCCCATCTATTGCTTTCCCCTCGCGGAGCGATTGCTCTTTCAACTCTTTGCGTGATTTCTCAATAGCCAATCTTTTTTCTTTTAAAAACAGTCTGCCAGTACGGGCCAATTTCATTTCAACTTCTTGCGATGCATCGGTAACAACCAGCGTCTTTGCTCGCTTTTCCCACTCTGCCGCGATGTCAAAGTAATTCTGGAAATTATCCAGAATATATTGAGCCTTAGACTTTTCAAGCCCGCTTTCCTGCACGATAGTTTGTAGGTCATTTGCCATTTTTGTTTCCTTTTATTGTATTTTGTTTATGACTGTTTTTAAATCCGCGCAGAACAATTCCAACTCCACGGAAAGTTTTTTTATAAAATCTTCGTTTCTGGCAACGCGGACAACCAGGGGCCGGATCCCTGGATAATAAGAAACAAAGTCGCACCACTTCCGGCCAGTAACCAAGAGCTGTCCCTGCACTTGCTGGATGTAGTCTGATGGCAATGCACCACGCAAGAGATAATCAACATGCACAGCCAGCGACGGACACTTTATCTCAATCAATCCGTCCTCTCCAACTAACCCGTCAGGGCTACAGCCGAAAGACTCCGTATCATCAAGGCAAAACCCGACCTCTTGAACCGTCGTGCCCGTTACCAGCTCATAATATTGCCTTGCCTCTGCTTCTAACTCAACGCCTCTTTGCATAGCGGCATTCTGATAGGTCTCTTCTGGCATACCTAAAATTTTCTCACCGGCCAGTTGGTACATATACTTTTGCGCTTGTTTGCTGGGCTTACCGTCGGATGTGACGATGCGGTCAAAGCCTGAGGCTGTTGGCTTGCCTGCTCTTGCGGCATACCATTCCGGAGTACGTTGGGCTACGCTGATCATTTTCATTTCTTCGCCCTTTCCATGAGTGCCATCTTGGCCTTAGCAAACTGCGACGCCGGAATATTCTCAACCGCGTCCACTCCCATATATTTCAAAAACTGGTCACGCGGGGCTTTAGAAGAGATAATTAAGTCCTCGATTATTTTCTTTTTGTTGTCGTCGAGAAGCTCCTCAACTGCTCCGCGACCGTCGTCGTCTACGTTATCCGTTGCAAGCCCCAGAAGCGACAACAGGGAATATCTCTGTAAATATGTTATTGTGCTACCTATCGCCTGGATTGAGTTTTTAGAGCCGGAAGTGTCGGCGTCGGCAGACAGTGAGGTCTCTTCAAAATGGCCCTGCTCGTGAGAAATTCGGCAGGCAACAACGATCTTGCCGTTTTGGTGTGTGCGCCAAGAAACAGAAAGCCCGTTTTGACTCAGCCCTTCGGAAATCTTCTCGACGATATTCCCGAGGGTTGCATGTTGGTATTTTGTTTGATTATATTTTACCGTCTTGTCTTTTTCAATCTTGATAGGCAGAGCCTTAAACGCGGCCATCGCCTTATTAAAGGCTTTCCGCGCCTCATTGCCCTCCCAGATCATCTGCATTTCCAGCAATTTTTGCAGTTTGTCGAGATCTGCTCCTCCTGCGAGTGCCGCTGAAATCATGTCGTTGGGTGTTTTTTGTGCTGCTGGTAAATTTTCCATTCGGTCTTTCTCCTTGTTTTATGGTTAACTTCTACACCCAATATACCACACGGTCAATCTTTTTCAAGAAAAATATTGAAAAATATTTACCATGTGGTATGATTAAGACATGAGCAAGAAACTGGAGCTGCAGATGAAAGCCTTCTCTAATATGACCGCGTTGATGTCGGGGAAGCCGGAGGACTTGAAACAGCCTCGAAAAAAGCGCAAGAAAGAAGAAGGCCCACGGGATTTGAGGGAAGCCCGGTTTCGCAATGAAGAAGTTTATCCTTTCCTGAAATCATATAAAAAGATTAAGGATTACAAGCGCATTGAAAACGGGATATGCCATAAACACGGCAAATCAATTCCCGACTTTATTTTCTGGACAGAAAAAAGGCAGTACTGGTTAGAGTTGAAAGCCCCTGATGGGGTATTGCTCGACGGGCAGGCAGAGTTTAGAGACCACTGTATACGCACGGGAGAGGCGTATATCTTGGCAAGAACGATAAAAGATATAATCAACGGAATAGAAAAAGAGGAAGGGACAAAAAGAATATGCGAATAAAAGAACCTAAGGTAATGATGTGCTTTAAACTATCGCCAGCGAAACGCGACAAGTACCGACGCGCCTGCCGTATATTAGGGAAGAAGATGTGCTGGGCGATTGAGACCAAGATTGACGAGGTTATAAGAGAAGCGGATAATTTTAAGAAAGGTATTGACAAGTCAATATCGGCGTGATATTCTTTTGTTGTAGCACAAGACCAACCAACAACAGGAGACGACCAAAAATGAAAAGAATAACCTACGAAACGATAAAAAAGCTGGAAAATGACGGCTGGAAAATCATAACCCTCTCTGCCTGTATCTTCTCTAAGCATCACAAGGCGCAGGGCTGGTATGCAAACCTCCTCAAAGACGGAGCCTACCTCTACGTAGAGATCGAAGAAGAAAAAACACTGGGGCATACCGACACACAGCTTGAATGCCCCAAATGCGGACGACTCTACAATGAGGGAGAAGACGACAGCTTCGGAGAATGCCCTGACTGCGAAGTCGCGTGGGACTGGAAGAAGGAAATTCCGAAGGACTACATATAACTATTCCCCTGCCGGACGGGTTGCCGCCCGTGACTGCCCAGTCGAACCGGCGGGGGATTTTTAAAGAAAGGATTTAGAATGTCAAAAGTTAACTGTCCCTGCGGCAATCAATTATCAAACGTTTGTAGTCCGTCCAGCGTGGAGGGGTATCTTCTCTCTGGTTATCAGCGTGATGTAATATCTGATGACGGACAAATACAGGCAGACAAATTATGTTCTATTCTTAGAGATGTTTGGGAATGTCAATCTTGCGGGAGATTGGCGATTGCATATCCCTCAAAGGGAGACCGTACGCTGAAATGGTATAAGCCAGAAGACAACATACCTGGCAAGCTTTTTGATGAGTAATAAATTTAAAGAAAGGAACGACCAATGACCATGTTAGGCTTTAAAAACCAAGAAGACTTCGAGCATTTTGAGAGGATAAAGGACGAAGGGGCAGAGACTCCTACGGAGGCATTTTACCGGGAATGCCGGGAAACCTTCCACTGGTACGTAATCCCGGTAATCATTATCTCTCTTTTAGCACTACTTTTTATCGTCATGCGCCCGGCAGAAGTAAAGGCCGATGAAATCGCAATCCAGACGATTGCATACGAGGCCCGAGGCGAAACGTTTGAAGGGCAGGTAGCCGTTGCCAGCGTTATAAAAAAGCGGATGGAAGAAAAGAATAAGACAGCCGAACAGGTAGTTTTACAACCTCACCAATTCTCGTGCTGGCATCCCAAAACCCACAAGCCCACGCAAAAAGCGAAGCTATCAGCCAAGGCTCTTGAGACCGCAAGAAAAGCATGGGAGACGGCGACAGCCGACATATATAACCACTATGCGCGATATGACTGCAAGCCAAGCTGGATAAAGTCGTCGAAGCAATCGAAGAGAATAAACAATCACATCTTTTATCAATTGTGAGGATAAAGAAAATGCCAAATAACGAAGACAACGTACCATCATCTGAGGCTGTATTAGTCACGCTCATAGTTTTCGGATTTTTAGCATCTGGGATATTTACAATCTTTGTTGCTGTAAAAATATACCTGATTAAGTTTTACTTTTAACGGCTTATCCAGACCTATCCCCCGCCGAGTCGCTTTGGTCGGCGTCCTGCCGGAACTTTTTCCGGTCTTGGCGGGGATTTTAAAAGGAGAAAAAATGGAAATAATATCAGAAAATATTGGCGAGTACATCAAAAGGTATAGGCTCTCCGACGCCATGCAGGAGAAGTTGCTGACTACTCCGGAGCTGGTTACGGAGTACACTAAAAGGCATTGGCTCTCCGACGCCATGCAGGAGAAGTTGCTGACTACTCCGGAGCTGGTAGTGGAGTATGTCAAAAGGTATAGGCTCTCCGGCACCATGGAGGAGAAGTGGCTGACTACTCCGGAGCTGGTAGCGGAGTATGTCAAAAGGTATTGTCTCTCCGACGCCATGCAGGAG